TCCGGTTTTTCACCTGCGTATACTGATGCTGTTGAATGTGCTCTCTGGAGGCACATGTTGAAGAACAATCCTTGTGTGCTTGCCGACATACTCTTATGCTATCGCATGAAGAATGGCAAGCCTCGGCCGCAGCGGCTCGTCGGGCGCAATTTCCTCGCAACTGTTATTGGTACCCGAATGAGCGGAGACATGTGGACTTCACTCGCCAACGGATTCTCAAATCTCATGAATGCTCTCTTCATCGCCAAAGAGCATAATATTGAGATTAAAGGGTTCGTTGAGGGTGATGATGGGATCTTTGGGATGAACAAGCCTTGTTTTACACAACAAGATTACAATGACTTGGGCTTCTCAATTAAAATGAACTATGGTCAGGATCTCAGTCACACGTGTTTCTGCGGCAACCTCTTTGTCCCTGAGGAGCAACAAATCGTGAGAGAACCGGAACAGATAGTCAGGTTGGACTGGTGTATTGAGGCCTCAAGCCTATACGCCGGTGATGCCTATCGCCGTGGTTTGTTGCTTGCCAAGGCTCAGTCTCTGTATGTATTGGGGAAACATACACCGATTGCAGCTTGGCTGGCTTACACCTTAATCAATTCGTTGAAAGGTGTTAAGCCCATCATAGAAAAGAATAATTTTTGGTGGCTACAGAAAGAGCGTGAAATGTGGTCTCAAACCACACTTGAACCACCAACTATTAGCTACAAGGCAAGACTGCTTTATGAGAGGATGTTTGGCATCACACTCGAAACCCAACTGGCACTCGAAGCCAGTTTCAAGAAGATGGCCAATCCGTGCATACCGTACCCCATCCTTAAGCAGTCTTATGTAGAAGGCGTGTCGTGGAAATAAGCTTGGCAAGCTTGTTCAATGCGATGTTTGAGTTGTGTTTTAAATGGAACATTAAACAATATAACATCCTTGAACCCACAGTCCACCTTCCTCCTTCCTTGCAGATTTCTTTTCGAATGTATCATCTTCTTTTAAGATTGGTAGGCGTTTATGCCCC